AACACCGGGTATGTTAAATTTTAACCCCATGTAAGGAACTGCTATGGGAGTTATTGCCCGGGCGGGTAGTGTAGCTGCCCGCGCATATACTAAATCATCCTCATCGAATGAGGCAGATGTTGTTCCGCCAGTCTCAATGCTGAGAATGCGGAAATTGATATCGCGAGCGAAGTCGCGATTGACAGCTACTCTGTAAAAGTCATTGATTAATTGTTTGACGTCAGCCATGTAAATATTTATCGTTAGCAGTCGAATTTCTTCTCAATACCTAAGATGTTTCGAATAAAAAAGGCGCCATATAATATATGGCGCCTTTATGTTAGTTAAATTTAACCTACGATCTCTTGGAAGTTAACACCGGTTCTGGTTGCATAGAAGTTAGCTAATATGAACTCAGCAGTCCTAACTGGCTTGATGTATATGTCTACAATCAGTGTGTTATCATCAATTACTGACGGCGTGTTGTTTCTCTCGTCGCATATGATCAAGTAATCATAAACACCTTGAGTGTTTTTGGCATTATCAAAGATCGGCGTAAGAGTATTAACTACCTGAGTGCGAGTTAATAGTGTGTTAGGTTCGAATACGAAGAACTTAAGTGTATCTCTCGTAGCCTTCTCTAGTGACAAGAACAACCGGCGAACGTTGACGCGATCAAACGCGCTGGGTTTCTTGAGTAGCGTCTTCTGACCATATATCACGAAACCTTCTGATGGGAAGAACGCTACAGGATTGATTGAATTCTTATACAACTGATCCCGTTGAGTCTGTCTAGGATAGTACGCAATATCAAGCACATCCCGTATGATACCACGCGTGAACCCAGCAGGCGCATACCAGGGCTGGAAGTCATTATCGGTATTACCCATCGCAGCTGCAGCGTAACCAGAGAACGGCACCCACACCTGACGACCTGAAGTTACATCACTTATTTTAACGCAAGTGCCGAACACAGTTGCATAACTGGTGTTATAGCTGCTGTAAAGGTTTTGTAGAGGCGTCAACACATGCTGAGCGAAGTTCTTGTTCGGATCGTCAATCGTCTTAAGTGTGTTGCTCTGCACTAGAATTGGGATCAGCGGATCTGCAATTACTAAACAATCTTTTCTCGCTGGATTCTCTGCGAGGCTGACGAATGTATTGAGAACGGCGCGATAGTTACCGACAACTGTCGGTACTGACTGCAAATTAGTGGAAGATAACCCACCCATGTCAGTGTAGATAAAATCATCAAATACACCGGAGAGCGTTGAGTTTTCCATCGCACAGGAATACACAGTACCTAAACCAGCCTCGATTGCGATATCAAATGGATATATGTCCGAGTTATAGAATCTTTCAAAGATTCTCTGCAGCTTAGCCGGCACGTTGCCTACATGTTTGGTAGACAGGTCAACTGCTTGATACGCACCTACAGGATTTAACCCATCCGATGTGGATATGGCTGTGTTGAGATGGGTGAAGGTGTCATCAGCGGAGAACCCAATTACCGTCATTCTATTAGCAGCATTGGCCGCCGACGTTGCAGGGAGAGTGGTACCGTACAGGTTACCTGCTGTTAGTGCCGGATTGTTTACACGAATTTTGACTAACGGGTTACCGTCGTCACCTGCATAACCGTTACCAACCGAATAACGTGATAAGAAGGGGTTAACCTTCACTGCAATATTGGTGCTTGCATTGCTGATGATATCTTCGATGAAGAACGAAGTAGCAGGACCACCGTTGGAGTTATTGATCAGGCGGTGTGAATCAAAGGAACCAACATAGCTTTCGACTAGTGTCGGGGCAAGTTGTATTACATTGCCGGCGAACACGGACTGGCGAAGCTTAAACACACCAATCATTATAGTGTCATCAAAATCTCTAGTGCCTGAGTTAATTGTAAATGAAGGGATATTCTCCATTATCTGAGACACTGAATCATCAGGACCGCTTGCGACTGAACCCGTTAGGGAGTAGTTCGTCGTGTCGATACGAGCTGTGGGCAATACGAGATAGTTACCAGCACTAACGTAAGCTGCTGATGTATTAAGAGTTAATACCTTTGTGATATTCTCATAGTCGGTCGTATCGTTAATGTTAGTGTTATCAATGATACCAACATAGAGACCCTCAAAAGCCTGGTTTACTGACGTTTGAGACTGGTTAATTATAATAAACGCTGCATTGCCTAATGTACTAATGGCACTAGTCAATGTACCCGATGTGCTATTGGCGAAAGTGAATAGTGTGCCATTTAAAAATTTCGTATAATCGTCTTGATTTAGAGTATAGTGCGCAGGCGCGCCCAATACATATACACCAGAGGATAAGCTATATGTGCACGCGTTGCACATGACGCCGAGGGTGACATATTTAGCGGGATACGCTAGGAGACCCACGTTATCAGATACCGCGCCGCCGGAGCCAGAACCGTAAGGCAGCCGGGTCACGAGGATATCAGCCGGACTTTGGAAGGTGGCTTTTACGGAATTATAGAAATATCTCTCAGCAGCATTGGTGGGAATACCATATATCTGCTCAAATTCGGAGAGGCTTGAGACCCGCACAGCATCCTCAACCGGACCACGCGGGGAAAACCCCGGAATGTATATGGTTGTGGATGCGTTAACTACTGGTCGTAAAGATAAATCTATCTCGCCGATTTGGACACCTGGAGATTCAATTTTGCGTTTATTAGCCATAACTAAAAATATTTAATAGTTATGGCCGACCTTTTTACAAAATTACTATAAACTATTTACTTCTTCGACCAATTTACAGAAAAATTGACCGAAAGAAAACTCAACCGATGTTTCGGCTTCAGTGGCATCCCTATTACTCAGCGTAATGCCGCCTAATTTAACGGGAAATGCATAGGTATACTTAAATTCCACAGTCCGTTTATCATATTCATCGAGAGCAAATATGGATATGTCTGCTGCGTATTTTTTAATTATCTTATCCGAAGTGTATTTGTTCTCACCGCCTATATTGCTAGCGTCATATGAGCTGCTATGATCATCATTTAAAATGTCTAGCCATTTATATATAAACCAATAATTGTTAAATCGATTATCTATAGTAAAATTAACGGTGAGATTGGAGTATGGCTCTCTAACGTGGGTGGATATCTTCATTGACTGGCCACCATATCGTTGAGTTACCGACGGGACGGTAACTTCAGGCACAACCGCACCCCAAACTGAAAAGGTAAATGAATCGGGTAACACGGTGGCATTAGTTCGGTCATACTTCGCCACAATTTCCCTCAAGGTTGCAGGTATCGGTACAACCATAATAAATCTATCCTTGCGGAATTTATTTAAAGGTGATTGAATGTGTGGCATATTATCTATTTATTCATGAAGGTCCATCCCTGCTCAGTTAACATGCTCACTTCATCTATATCGTTGTAGCCGCCAGGGTTTATTATTATAGGCAAAGGCGCATCACTACTACCGTCTTTTATGTTTACCATAAATTTCGTCGGGTCTACTACTGATCTTAAGCCATAATCCAACAACTTCAATTTCAGCGGCCGCCGGTTATCATCATGCTCTGTCACTTCAAAGTATCTATCGACCACTTCAGACTCTAATACGATTAAAGCCCACACAAGACTCATTACTCGATCATCATGGACATCAGACCCCGCTGCCGCGGCCCAAGTACCATTGGGGTAACGTATGAAGGTTTTCAACTCCAACAAAGTTTGCTTGTCGTGAATCTTGACAGCATTCATCTCGTTTAGAAAATACCGCATATTCATAACACCTTTATACTTGGTATTGGTGTGAGACAATATACCTAATCTATTATAGACAGACCCCGCAATTTTAGGGCCATATGTAACTAAATTTTCATAGTTATGCGCAGATCTCAATTGATCTACCACTTGGCCGCCACAATTATTTCTTTCTATACAAGCATGCAATGATCCCCAATGCTGAAATATTTCTAGGCATTTGGATGTAAATTGAACTGGGTTTATAGTTCTATTGTGATATATTGCCACTTGTTCGATATTCCTCAAATCCGTTATATCAAATATCTGGATGACGCTAGCATCTTCACCTACCCCCTCACTAATATCTACACCGGCTACGTATATCCTATCTGTTTTCGGTGTATCCCAAAGCAGATAATGACCATCATCAAAGACGAAAGCGGGTTCGCGTACTTCAGCTTTCAATTTTTCATATAGTGATTCATTAACCGCGCTCTCACCATTTTGTACGAAATGATTTCCGAATTCTTGATCAAAAAACTCCTTACTTCCTAATGATTTGATAGTTTTATTTTTCCAATCATCATCTCGTCCAGGCACTTCCCACCAATCAACCCGTTCATGAACCCAACCGTTTTCATTCTTAGTAGCACCGGAATAAAGATCGTGAAATAAATTCCCCGTTCCATTAGGAGTAGATGCAATAAAGATTTTAGATTTTTTGGATGACGAAATAATGGGGTAAACCGATTTCCAGAAATCCATAGCCATGCCATTATCGATAAATGCTAGCTCATCTAGAATCAAAACGTTACACGAATCACCACGACCTGCATCACTGCTGGTAGTAGAAATACCAATACTACTACCATTACCCAATGTCATGGATGTTATACCATATTCAACCGTGCCCGGTTTAAGATAGTTGGGTAATTGTTCATAGGCTAACCGGACTCGTTTAAATATATTTTTAGCAGTTGTCTCTTTGTTGGCTACAATTAAGATACGTTGATCTTCAAAGAAACAAGCGATCCACAAAGCGTAAATTGTCATCAAAGTTGTTTTTCCTGACTGGCGACTAGATAACATTATCACAAAACGACTATCGCGGAGTGTGCGTAAAATTCTCTTCTGATAGCCGTGAAGCCCAATCTTCATCTTACCCTTGTCAAGATTTACAATATAGAAGAAATTCTCTGCAAAATAGAGAATATTTTTCCTGCACTTATCTATATCAATCACCCATTCAGGATTTGCCGAATAGTCATAAATCGAGTCAGGAGTCGGAAGTTTGCTATTTCCGAGATAGAATTGGTTTTCTTTAGCAGTCATCGGCGTAAATACTTAAGATGAATAGAACGAGATCATTATTTAATATCGGCAATGTATACGGCAAGATGCTTGGCGAAGTCATAGTCGAAAAGGCTACAAGTAAGCTTCCTGGCGGTACATTTCCACTGGCCAAAGACAAGAAGCTGACAGCGGCTAAAGTCAATAAGAATGCATTTATTAAGAAATCTGGCCCCGCAGATGCCGATGGTGTTCAACCTATAATAGACCCTAAGACGACTAAAAAGGGTAATTTCTATGAACCGGAAAAATATTCAGTAAATTTAGAAAAAAATAAGGCGGACAATATAAATAATTACATGAGCAAAAGCTTTGATGATTTATTTAAACAGGTTATTAACGACCGTGTACGCCTCAACGAAAACGACGACGAATACGAGGAAGTCGCTGACGACATGGGCGGCGAAGCGATGGACGGCGAAGCGACCGCTGACCTTCCTGAAGGCGAAGATGAGTTAACGCCCAGAGAGAAGGTCATGAAGGCGATAGAGATGCTCCAGGGTGTGCTCGACTCTCTCCCAGAGGACGACACCGAGGGTGGCGATATGGGCGAAGAGATGGGCGACATGGGCGAGGGTGACGAGGCTGAGGAGGATATGGGTGAGGAGATGGGTGAAGGCACCGACATCAAAGAGATTAAAGACGAGGCTGGCAAGGGCCTCACTAAGGGTAGCAACAAGGTTGGCGGCGTTGCCACCACGTTAGCTAAGAGCGGTAAGGCCAATTCCAAGTTCACTGATAAGGTAGGAGCCGATGGCGACTTAGGTACGCCATTAGTTAATCAGAAGAAGGCCAGTGAGTTAACGAAGGGTAGCAAGGTTGCAGGTTCTTCGCTGAAGCCCGGTCAGGTTCTTTTCCAGTAACATATAATATATTCATTAAAACCCCTAGTCGATAATTCGACTAGGGGTTTTTTGTTAAATAATTAAGTGATTTCTTTTAAAGAATACTTCACCAAAAAAAGACATATGCATCCTATAGGCAGAGATGTATCATCACATTCTAAGCATCCCGGCCGATTCGTGCCACATATGCACAGAACTAAGATGGAAAATATCAAATTGATGAAGATCAAAAAGGGCACGTCGAGGAGAGAAATCTTAAACAAATCGGATATACGTCAGCTTAAGGCAGTGTACAAGTTCGCCTTAAATGCAAAAAAAGAAGTAAAGCTAGGTAATACTGGCATTACTATAAAATGGCATAAAGGCAATTTCTTCTTGATGAGATAATATGTCTGACTATTTCTACGTGGGTAACCCGACACCTAAGTTTTATCCGTTATCATCTACCGATAATGAGTGTTTCAGATTCACGAATAAAAACAATAATGCGTGTGAAAGGGATACCTATAGTAACTACTGGAGAGAGCAGCTTAACTTGTACGGCCAACAAGTTAGTTATTACGTAAACAATACGACTCTAACCGGAGCCGATATGTTGTATGGTGAGCAACCGGCTCAACAGTATTCATCACCAGTTCAAATAGTGGTGGGCATCAA